GTTTTTGCAACGTTTACGATTGTAGTTCTTCCACCAATACCGTTACCTACTTTAATCACGGGTTGGTTTGTATTTGTTACTGTAGCCATTGTTGTTCTCCTTTTATCATTGTTAATGGCCAAATCCACGCTCCGTGGACTGGTTGTGATTATTTATGGCATCTGATGCCAAAATTCTCTACAGTGTTAATTTTTGGGGGGTTTAGTACTTGGTAGTGGGCGTGTACACAGTTTGACCCTTCATGTAGGTGTCCACAAAAGTGCTCACATAATTCTTGGTGTCAGGTTGACTCAAAAACTTTTTAATGCCCACACCTGTTTGAATGTCTTTGGTAAATTGTAATTTTGTGGCTGGTTTCACATTTTCTGCAGTGGCCAATGCTCTCAGTGCTCGTGCCTGCTGTGCAGTGATGGGGTGTTTTTCGCCATCATCTGTGGTCACGTGTGTGATGGGATTGGGATTGCCTCTGCTGTCCAACACTTTGCCCAACTGATTGAACATGGTGTCCTGTTTGAATTCTTTGTCCAGCCCTGCATTGGGATCATCTGCTGGATCCATGATGCTGATCTTTTTGGGCATGAAATCTGTTGCTTTTACCATACTATCTATTTAGTGCAAAATTCACTTTTGAGAACCCTGCTCTGTTCACCAATTTGATTGGGCCTTGAGCTGTTTGTATCACATAGCCCTCACCACCTGGTTGATCGTTGATGCTGGCAGTCACATCCGACCCTTGATTGTCCAATTGTGCAATCACTGAATCTTTGGCTGCTTGAATGCCTGCAAACACTTTCCACAGTGCATTGAATCCCACCACATTCTGTTTCACGTAATCCACAATTTTGCCTTGTTTGTTGCGACTCACAGCACTGGTGGTTGTGAGCCATTTTACAAAATCTCTGCCCAAGTCTTTCATGCCAGTGAGCACTTTGCTGTTCACATAGGTGTACAGTATGTTAGCAAAATCTGACACTTTCATTGCAGTCAATTTGTTGCGATCCAACACTGTGTCAATGTCTCGGGCATGTTGTGTCAGCATGGATTTTACCTGAGCCAACTGAGTGGTATCCAACTGCACAGGATTGCTCACAGTGACTGGTGGCACCACCAGCAGTTTGCTGCCTTTGAATTCTAAATCATCTGGCACAGGCTGTTCAGTGCCCTGCTCATTGATCATGCTGTGAATCACCACGCCCACAGAACTTTTGGCAATTTTTTTGCCCAACACACTGTCCGGTGTGACACTGTAGGTGACCACATTGGGTTTGAACTGGTATCTGCCATCTTTTAATTCAGGCTGTTGAAAATATAATATGTCTGCTCGGTAATACCCCGACAAGTTTTCTGGAGTGGCAGATTCAATGATAGGAAACACTGATTTCATTTTGTCAGCAAAAACTTTATAGTCCGCTGCCTTGTTCACATCTTTGGCACGACCTTGTATCATGGCACCCAAATCATCTGCATTGGTGGTTCTACCATCATAGCCTTTGGCCACAAATCCTGCTTTGTCTGTGAATATGAATTCTCCATTGGGATTTCTTCCAAAGATCACTCCCACTGCACCATCCCATTTGATTGTGACACTTTTTAAATTTTTATTAATATTACTGAGTGCGTCCAATGCTTGACTGGCTCCTTGACTGCCATTCCACAGCACAAAATCTTCCAGGTGATGTATTCTGGCATCTTCCAGCAATATGTCACAACGTCCTGTGATTGTTTTGAATTCTACTAATTTCATCTGCCCACCACATTCATCATGTTTCTAAACCACACATTAGAACCTTCCACTGTGTGCTCAGGCAATCGTTTGCCTGCTTTGGCAAATGACTCCACAGCATCTGCTATTAATTTTTCATAGTCAGAACGGCCACGAATAATTTTGTGGATACTCTCCACACTGTTTAAATCTTTGGCTGTGTGATCCACACCCAACAACAGTTGAGCAATTCTGTCTGGATCTTTGCTCACTGGTTGATTGCTTTCGCGATTGAGCAATCCATAGTTGTGACTCCAACGATATCCCAACGCTTTGGCAATGCTGGCCAGCAATATGTGACGATCAACACCTTTGTAATCACTGCCCACTGTGCCACCTTGCAGACTGAACTTTTGCCATGTGGGATCTCCAAACATAAAATCTGTTTGAACAAATTTTTCTTTTTTCATATCACCGCCAATGGGAGTTTTGAAGTGTACAGAGATACCACTTTTGCGCACCCACTGTTTGGGATCTTGCTGTTGTGATTGTGCCCACTGAGATAATTTTGCTACCAATTCGTCTTTGCTGATTTTGCTTTCATCCACACCCAGATCCATATCACCGCTGGTGGCTGCCTTGCCTGTGGTGCCCAACATACTATCCTGCAAAGATAATCCTGTGATGCCTTCCAACCATTTCACTGTGGGAGCCACATCTGCTTGATTGATTCTACCTGTGAGCAATTCTCCTTTAGCACCTTTGAAGATATTGCCACCTTCTTTGAGTTGCATTATTCGCTCTCGCCTTCTTGAATTTTTTTAATACCTGTTTTGAATTTTTTACTGTCACCATTGCGTATGGAATTGATAAAACGTCGCTCCAACTCTTGAGCAGTTTCAGGATCATACTTCTCATTGATCACTGCCAACAGATTGATGGCACTTTCTATGATGTTGCTGCCTTTGGCTTCCACGATGTGATCCAGGTCTTTGGCTCTGTAAACTGTGTTCAGTTCCTGTAAAATGGATCTAGTTTGTTTTTTCATATGATGCTTTCAAGGTATTTACCGTCAAATGTTACCAAAAACACCATGTGTTTAATTATAGCACTGTGCTGGGCGGTTGTCAAGTGATTAACTGCGTGTATTATTGGGGGTTATTGCTGTGGATATTCTTTGTTTTGAACTTTTTTGGCAATGTGAGCCACATAATTGGCCATGCCATGATCACTGAAATTCTTGAATGACAATTTCTTCAACCCACGCCATATGCCACGCCATTTGTCCTTGAATCTTTGCCAGTAGGTAAACTCTCTCACATTGCCAAAAGTGTTGATGTATCTGATTTTGCCGTGATGCACATAGCCCATCACAGTCAATGGCACACGTGTGACCACGTCTGCATTGTTGACCCAGCGCCAGTGCGGCACATGTAGATTGTTCACAAACCCTCTCCAACCTGCTCGGGGAGAACCATAAGTGAATATGGCACCCACAGTGATCTGTGGAGCCAAATAAAAACATCTTGCAGCACAAAGTGTGGTCATGGCAGCACCCAGACTGTGTCCAGTGAACCATGTGATTTTTTCTGATGTTTCAATCTGCTTTTTTAATCCTTCCCAGATCTTGTCTGCTTCCAATTTGAATCCTTTGTGTACCCTGCCCATGGTGCGGCTTTTCACAGGCAACGCTCTGAGATCTGCTGCTAGGTCATTGAATTCTGTGGGTTCAGTGCCTCTGCAGGCCACCACTAGATCTGTGGCAGTTTCAAAAGTGTAACCCTGAGCACCTTTGTGATCAAAGAAATGCACTTCTGTGAATCCTATTTCTTTTGCCTGTGCTGTGGCTTTTTTTTCGTCATTGTAGGCAATCATGCTGAGCTCAGCAAACAGTAGGCTCTGTTCCCATTCATTGAGACTGAGTATCTGACGCTGTTTGATATCACTAATCATATGTGTTATTTATGAATTTGGTGATATTTTATGGATTTTGGTAGAATTGATATGCGTTTGCAGCAAAAGATTGTTGCATTGCAGCAAAAAAGAAGTTGACTTTGATAAATAACACTGTTATATTATTGAAGTTACAATGGTGTAACACAGACACAAACACACACAAAAGGAGAACAACATGTCTACAACAACAAGAAACGGCTACGAAATCCGTGCCGACCTATTAGGACTTGCGAAATCAATCGCCGAGTTCAACTACACAATCAAACAACAAGAGTATGAGTACAGCCTAAGAAAAGAAGGCGATCAAGTGGTGGCCGAATTCAAAGCCCCTACCATTGCCGCTGAAGACATCATCCACACAGCTCAAAAATTCAATGAGTTTGTGACCAATGGTCAATCTTATGCAGAAAACACTCAGGTGTTGATGGAAGGTATGAAAAAGTTCAATGCAAAAGTGCAAGAATCTTTCAAACCAGAAGCCATCCTTAACAATGTGAAAGAATTTCAATCTAATGTAGAGAAATTCACCAAAGCATTTGTTAATGGTGTTGAGAAGAAGTAGTTTTTAATTTACAAAACTAATCATAACGGTTGTGGCAGACATCAGCAGTGTCTTTTGTCTGCCGTGACCCATATA